AAAGATTCGAGTTGTTGTGTAAACTCCAATGGGTACAAATCAACGCGCGAAGATGCTATTTGACCTATCTTAACAAAAGTTGGTCCAAGTTCGATAATTTGATCCCTCGTCCATTTACCAAAATCTACCTGATCTTTCTGAAATTGTTTACGTAGTAAAAACTCACCTGTAAACTTCCATGTTTTAGACTTCTGTTTAGAAGGTATTTTTATGGGCATTTTAGTTGATAAACATAACGCCATCTTAATATTACTTATAAAAAAATACTTATAGTTTTAAAACCAATAATAATTAAAATGGTATTCCCTGTCCAAGCAACTATATATGAACCCATGTACGAATATAACGAAAAAAAATATATAAGAATTACCGTATCCGATAAAATACGCGACTATATACTCGCACTACACGTAAACAAATCCAATGTCATATTTTTCCCAGATACACTCGATAATCCACTCGAAGGTAATGTTTTAAAAGTAAAGGTACCATTCAGGTACCGACGCGTTATGTGTAACGTAGAGGGAGATAAACCAGTGCAGTCACTTGTAAAAGGTGATGTCGTCCAAACTGAACTCCAATTCAACGGAGTTTGGAATGCTCACGAACATAGTGGATACTCATGGGTATTGAAGTATATAAAGTTTAAAAATTAATAATAATAAATGAGTCTTACACGTTCTGGGTATATAACCAACGAAACACAAGAAATAAAAAAGGAACTCACAGTTCGTGCCGTAGTAAATACAGAATTTGGGTTTCCACCACCACCTTTTAAGGTATTTAGAAAGGCGAAATCAGGATTGTGTGTACCAAGATTTTATGGCGAAAATAAAATAGGACCACCAAAAGAAGATCGTCGACCCGAACCAATTAAAATATCAACCAAATTTAATGGAAAACTACGTAACGAAACGCATCAAAACGATGCTATGGCGGCAGCACTTAAAGCGGGACATGGCGTTCTCTCACTTCCTTGCGGTTTTGGCAAAACAACCGTTGCTTTGGCGATAGCGTGTAAATTAGGTTACAAAACAATGATTGTTGTCCATAAAGAATTTTTAGCAAATCAATGGAAAGAAAGAATCCAGCAATTTTGTCCCGGTGCATCTATAGGAATAGTCCAACAAAATAAAAAAGAAACAGATTGTGATTTTATAATCGCCATGCTTCAATCATTATCTTTAAAAGAATACTCATTTAACGATTTCGATACAATCGGTACACTCATTGTTGACGAAGCACATCATATATGCGCCAAAGTATTTTCGCAATCCCTTTTTAAACTATGCCCAAAACATATATTCGGATTATCTGCAACACCAACTCGTAAAGACGGTCTTACAAAAGTTCTTCACTGGTTTATGGGACCAACGTTTTTTGTCATAGAACGTGAAAATCAGGATCAGGTCGAGGTTTTTCCAATCGAATTTACATGTCACAGATTCAGTGACCCACCACCTTGTACTCGCCAGGGTAAATTATCACTCGCGACCATGATTACAGAACTCACAGAAAATAGAGAAAGAAATACCGTAATAACAAAACTCATAAAAGATTTATCTAAAACAACGAGACAAATTCTTGTTTTAACAGACAGAAGACACCACTGTGAAGTTTTACACCAGTGTTTTAAAACAACGTCTGGTTTATACATGGGTGGTATGAAAGAAGAAGATTTAAACCAGTCGAGTAAAAAGAAAATCATATTCGCAACTTTTAGTCAAGCACACGAAGGTCTCGATATACCAACTCTCGATACGGTTATTTTAACAACACCCAAATCGGATATAGTCCAATCAATCGGAAGAATAATGAGAGAGACGCACGGTAAAAAGAATAATCCACATATTTACGATATTTTTGATCAGTGGTCTATATGTCACGCCATGTATACCAAGCGATTAAAAGTATATAGACAAGGTGGTTTTAAAATACCAAACACGCGAAACAATAACACAGAAAACAGTGATAAAAAATTCATAAGCGGAAAATGTTTATTTTTATAATGTCATAATTTCATAAATGTCTGGTGCACTCGTACAACTCGCAGCAAAAGGTTCACAAGACATTTATTTGACTTCCAACGAAAATGGTATGTCTCTTTTTAATATAAAATATAGTAGACATACAAATTTTGCACAAGTTTCTAAATTTATAAAAGATGTCGATACGACAAACTGTTCCATAAATTTACCTAAAAACGGTGATATAGTTAATGCAATATGGTTCGAAGGTAAAGATCTTTTAAACACGTTTGAAGGTGCGATATTTGATTTATATATAGGTGGACAAATCATAGATTCACAACCTTTTGATTTTGTAAACGACGTATGGAAAAATTACCTCGTCGATACAGAATCAAAAAAATACACGACCTGTTCCACTTTTATAGCTTTACCTTTATTTTTCTGTGCAAAAAAACTTTTCTTTCCTCTCATATCTTTACACTACCATCAAATAGAAATACGAATATCGTTTAAAAAACAGAGTATAAACACTTTTAAAACTTACGCGAATTATATATATGTAGACGCACAAGAAAGAAAACGGTTTGCGTCGCAAAAAATGGATTTTCTAATAACACAAACACAAAGAATAGAACAGCCTATAAATAAAGGCTTTGTCGATTTAGATTTATCTAAATTTAACCATCCCGTAAAATCATTGTTTTTTGGACCCGATATATCTTTCGATACCGGAGACATCCAAATGAATGGTGTAACTACCATAGAAAACATGAGTCCACAATTTTTTCATACCATCCAAAATTATACAAAATCTTCACTCGGTATATCAGATTTTAACACGTTTAATAATAAACCCGATAATACAAACTATTACGCGTATCATTTTTGTTTAGACGCATCAAAATATGAACCATCAGGGACGTGTAATTTTAGTAAAATAAACAAATGTAATATTATTTTACGAAACGTACAGACAAAAAACGAACGATGTGTTGTTTACGCAGTAAACTATAACGTTCTCAGAATTGAAAATGGTATGGCTGGTATTTTATTTGGTAAATAAAAAATATTATTCTACGAGTTGTTTCTTTATTTGACTGTAGTACACGATTTATCTGCAAAAAATATATAAAAACTCAATACAGAAATTAAAAGTGTCGATAATATACGCTGATATTGTGGAAATAAAGCAAGACCCAAAATGAGTGCACATAAAATATACATGTATACGAACTGTGTGTATTCAAATAAACCTCTCCAGTATCTTTCTATACCAAAAGTTCCTGGGTAAGATACAAATATCGCATCACTCGTGTTGTTTTTTTGAATTGGGCTAAAGTTTTTGAACATTTTTTCATATTTATCAACTTTTACAAATTTGTATTTTCTACATAACCCATTTAAATTGGCTTGGTCGTCCTCACATAGCAAATTAGCTTCTAACTGAAGAATTTGACGAAGTTCTTTTGTGTATCCCATATACATACCCGCATTTGCGATTGAATCATCACATACACCAAATATAAGTGATTGAAAAAACCATGGTGGATTTTTTGAAAATAGAACACGACAGTTGTATTCTTTGAATATTTTTACTACATCAGTTATGGGTTTGTTAATCTTGGAATCAAACCCATCCACAAATACGATGATGTCTTCATCATTCTTTGTTTTCATGTATTCTAAAAGACCTTTAGATTTGTCTGAATAACCATTCCACTTGGTACCCCAACCCAAAACTTTGACTGGTACATCAAATTCATTATTGACGAGTTCTTCGAACATGCCTGATGATTTATTAGCATATGTAACAATCTCGACTGTCATTTATTTTATGTAAATATTATATTTTAATCAGTTGTACAGCTTTTATCGGCGTAAAACACGTAAAAGGTAGTAAAAAGTAATAAAGAACCCAATAAATAATTTTGTTTTTGGGGAAAGAATGCAAGTAAAGCGATATTTATAAACAAAATGTAAATGTAAAAAAATTGCATATATTCTATGGGATGTCTCGACATTCTTTCTAAAGTAATACTTCCTGGATAAGAAATAAATATCGCATTTACACTTTCTTTTTTATCGAATGGACTAAAATTCTTAAAAATTAGTTCTTTATCGTCGATTTTTATGAAATCGTATTTTTTACATAAGGCATTCAAATTATATTGGTCATCTTGACACTTTGGTTTTAAACTTTCTTTTAATAAAACTGTAAGGTGTTTAACATAACCCATATACATACCACCACTTCCTATATTTTTGTCATCACACTTAGGAAATCTAAATCCTATATCAAGCATATCAGGGTGTTTTGAAAAAAGTACTTTACACTTGTAACTTTCAAAAAGACTCTTAACGTTTGAAATATCTTTATTTATTTTTGTATCGAACCCGTCGATAAAAACAATTATATCGTCGTCTTTTTTCGTTTCCATGTATTCCAAAAGACCTTTGGATTTATCCAAGTACCCATTCCATTTCTTACCCATACCAAGAACTTTTACTTTAACACCGAAATCGTTATTTACAAGTTCTTCAAACATACCCGACGATTTATTCGCATAAGTTACTACTTCTAACGACATTATTACTATTAATTTAGAAATAAATAATCATATGTAATTATAATAATGCCTTCGTGTTCAACAAGTCGTTCTGTACAGAAATATAAAAGTTCCAGTAGCTTAACTCTTCAGGATGTTACAGATAATGGATCAAAAACATCGAATAAAATTGAACTCGAAAATGCAACAAGAACGATAGAATCTAGTAGTAATATATTTGTTTCATCTGGGCATTTCTTTATAGGTGATGGTGGTCTCTTATCAAATGTACAGATGGGTGGAAGCGCTGTAGGAACCCTCCAAACAGTAACAGATAACGGCTCAGGTTCAACACACAAAATTAATTTAACAAACATTGCAACATCTTTAGAAACAGTTGGTAATATCATTGCAGGAACAAACGTATACGCTAGCGAATTTTATGGCGATGGTACAACACTCACAGGTATTGCATTAAGTTCTGATTTGACGAGTAATGCATCGCGTATTGGTACTTTAGAAACCGATTTGACGAGCAATGCATCCCGTATTGGTACTTTAGAAACCGATTTGACGAGCAATGCATCCCGTATTGGTACTTTAGAAACCGATTTGACGAGCAATGCATCCCGTATTGGTACTTTAGAAACCGATTTAACGAGTAACGTGGGGAGAATTAGTACTTTAGAAGGAGAAACACAACCAGTCAATAGAGGAGGTACGGGTCTTGGTGGTTGTAATACTGGTGATATCATATACGGATCAGCGACCAATACTATGAGTATTTTAAGTAATTCAGCGGCAACGGCTGGTCAATTTCTTAGATTAAACGCAAATAAAACAGCACCAGAATGGGCTACTGTATCAGGTGGTACAGGTCCGAGTCCTTGGACAACGGCAGTTAATGATATATATTGGAACGGAAGTGGTAACGTAGGTATTTCAAATACCAACCCCCAACACAGTTTATCTATAACTGGAAATACACATTCAACTTATTTTCACGGCGATGGTTCAAATGTAACTAATATTACTCTTACCAAAGAGTCATCAAGAAATATAGAAATTGCTCAAATCAAAGCATTAGCACCAAATTGGCAAAGAAATTAGATAAATTACACTAATTATAATATATATAAATTATAATATAATGTCTGGTAGTGCTCAGAGTAATAATTCAAATAATACAGGTGCTCTCTCCCCCAGGTATTTAAACGATTATGGCTCTAATTTTACTTCAAGATATTGGGTACCCACTTCATCCAAATTATCGCGAGGTAAAAAAGATATAATTCAGAGAATGTTTGTGGGCGAACCACTAAAGAATATGTGTAACGTCTTTGTTTATGACCAAACCACCGAATCTTGGTTCCACGAACACACGATTTTAGGTGATCCAAATCGTAATGGTCCCAAGATATATCCGCCGGTAAATTTGGATTACAATGCGACGCAGAGTTCTGGTTATACAGTTGATGGTATAACGTATTATTCATCTGCATCTATTAACACTCCCGACTCTTTCAATGCTTTTGGTACGAATTCCCAATCATCTTCAAATTGGACTACTGAGGATACGAATAATAATATAACTCATTATCCACGATATCAACCCACTGGTTGGAGTGGTGGTACATGGGTTCCTGGTACGTACGTTGGTAATACATCCCTAGGGGGTTATAATGGTGAATGGATAAAAATACAAGTATCAACTCCAGTTCAACCTACCGTATTTAAACTTTTGACCGATGGTATCGAACATAGATTCCCCGAAACATGGACTATATTAGGAAGTAATAACGATATTAACTGGACGAGTTTAGGAAGTTTTACTTCACAAAATTGGAGCCCAGGTTATCCTATTATAAATAATCTTACAATAAATACCACGTATTCTTATTTTGCAATTGTATTTACACAAAGAAAAGAAATTCCATCTCAGTTTTGGCATCCGAGTGAGCCTGTATTTATAGAAATATTTAACATGTATTTCTATACAGAGGATCCAAGTGAAGATTTTGGTAGATCACTCGACGGAACGGATAACACAGATATGGTAGCTATTGGTGCACCCGGGACATGGTTTGGGTCTGTATCAAATATTAATGGTTATGCGAGAGTATTTACTAAAAATAGTTCTAATAATGGATGGACACAGAGAGGTTCCGAAGTATCGCAACAAGGGGGGTTTGGGCACTCCGTCGCCTTATCCCAACACGACGGTAACATATTAGTTGTTGGTGCACCTTTCTATAACACACTAGTACCAAATTCGAGTGGTAACACTCAATTTCATAATATGTCCGTATCCGAGGGTAAAGTTTATATATACAAATGGGATGATAAAAACCCAGGTGACTATCAATTAGAACAAACATTAAGTACACCTTCGGGAACTTTATCATCTTCCACACCCGCACCATGGCATAATTTTTATTTTGGGTATTCCCTAGGTATAACAGATATAGGCGATAAGATAATCATAGGCGAACCATCGATAAGAAATATATGGACTCACGAGGATAACTTACAAGGAGGTCCAAGTAGCTCATGGACAACTGATTCATTTCCGTATACTGGTAATGCACACGTTTATGAAAATACTAGTCTTTTAGCTGGTGGTACAAACTGGACGCGTAATATATCAATAACAAGTATTGTAGGTATAACTGGTATAGGTTCATCAGATGCTCACCCAACAAAGGTTAGATGGCTAGATGCACTTGGTACATCTGTAGATATAAATAGAGCGGGTACGCGTATATTAGCGGGTGCACCTGGAAATTACGGTACATCAAGTTCGGCTCCTCAACAGTTTATGGGAAGAGTATACACACTCAATTGGAGTGATCAAAATAATGCATGGGAAGAGATGGGAGCAGAATCTAAACATATAAGCCCAAACCAAAGTAACATGATGTTTGGGTGGTCTACACGTTTTGACGGTAGTGGTAATCGTATAATTTCTGGTGCACCTGGTTACATGGGACATATACTTTATAATAAAGGCAACGTTGTCGTATATACATGGAATGGTGAGCATTGGGTAGTTTTTCCAAATGATACGGTTGACATAACAGGTTGGAATAGTTCTAGTACTTACTGGACATCTTATAACCATCGTTTAGGTGAATCCATATCTGTTGATGGTGAAGGCGAATGGGTATCTATAGGAAAAGACGAACACCATAAACCTCAAGGTTCGGTTCCTAGTGGTGGGCTTAGACCAAATGCGTTTAATGTAGATAATATAACATACATAGGGGGTGCATCTACAACAGTAGCTGGTTCAAATAGTGATGTTAATACAGGTATGTCAAATATTTGGACATACTATATCGTACAGT